AAAAAGTGTTTATACGGTACATTATGGGATTTTTCCCCTAACCATCATAAGCAACTTGTGAATAATATCACAAGGCAAAAATAGAATCAAATTTATGGTATAAAATACTTGACAATAACAGCATACCATGTTATACTATAGATGAAAAGAAAGGAGATATACAAAAGAGATTGAAAAAGAAAATTATAAAAAGTAAAAATAAAGCTTGACAAAAAGTCAAAAATAGCTTATAATAAAGATGTAAAAAGAAAGAGGTAAAGAAAATGAAAAAGTACACGAAGAAAGCCTTAAGGGAAGAGGCAAAAAGATTAGGGGCATTTGAGTTAACAAAAGAATGCTATCATTATGAGGATGACTTATACAAGTTAACACATTTGTATAATGTTAAGACTGGTGAGGATTACACAAAATTAAGCAATGCAGTTCTTAAATTTTTAGATCATTACAATATTAAAATTTCAGATTTTTATGGAGGTTTTGCAAATGCTTCAGCAACGCAACTTGGATACAGTTGTGGGAAGTATGGCAATAGTGGACAGTTACATGAGATTACTTTTTACGATGCAAATTGGGGGCACGCAAGGGAATCTGTATACGTTTATTATGTAGAATAGTTAGTTAATTCTAACTATTCTATATAAATTCTACTTAAAATAAGTGAAAATAACTATTGACAAAAAGTCAAAAATAGCTTATAATTAAGATGTAAAAAGAAAGAGGTAAAGAAAATGCTAGAAAACATTAATATTTTAGATCGTTATGATGAAACACAAAAGAACAGAGGACAATTGTCTCTGTTCTTGGAAGAAATGGGTATCACATTGGTTGAACTTGAAAAAGAGGAGGGCATTACTGTAGAAGATGAGTTTGCATTATGCGAGTGGGATTATGTACTGGAAGAAATATACAATAAATATAGAGATTTAGTATATGATAATGTGTTATTTACTGCTATTGGATTATGTCACGTGTTGCGAAAAAGATGTTCAGCAGATGGAATTTATAAGGAGGTATATTATGAATAAACCAGTGGAATTACTTTATGATGAGTATATTGAAAGTTATGATCCAAAAGCCATGCTTTCAAAACTCAAGAAAAGTGAATTAATTGAGTTATTAATGTATGCTACAGATGACGTTCAAAGAACTGAATCATGCGCACTATTAGAAGAAGAAAATCAGGAATTGACTGAAAGATTAGAATACATTCACGAAGAATGTATTGACATTGACAATTTAAAACAATGGATGGAATGCAGAACAAATGACATAGTTATTGAATTGTTACCTAAACTTTTAGATCAATACGTTAGAGAAATGAACCAAGCAAAACAGTTGCAAGACAAGAAAATGTATGCATAGGAGGACTAATAAATGAATAGGACAATTAATTATTGTGTACGAGGGAGAATTTAAAAATGAAACTATCAGCAAATGCAGAAGCAATTTTTAGGGATATGGAAATTCAGTATTCAAGATGTATAACAAGGTTGTATGAAAAGGAATATTTTCAAGCAGGCATAGATGCGTATACTATCACGGGCTATAAAGATGCTATTACAAAGGCCTTTGATAATGACTGTATCACTAAGGATGAAGCAATACACTTATTAGAAGTATTAAACTGCTATTTAATATCTATTAGTAAATTATTGGGAGAAAGCGAGGTGATGTCAGATGATGAATAACTATCCAACACCCAACACTTTCATGATTCATCTAGCTGATGAAATGAAACAAGTTTTTGAAGGTGTGGGAGATAATGAAACAAAAGCCTTTGTTTTGGATGATATCTATATACATAAAGTCCACGCATGGAAGTGGGCAGATGATGAACTAGCTTATTTGAACGCAGTATATGACAGATACATGAAGGAGCTTTTATCATGATTCACTATAAAAAGTTCGTTAAATACCACAATCAGATGGTTACACTAACACGTATCAATTTGCATGATGCACGTTTCTTTTTCAAGATTGGATATGATATTTACATCGTACAAGACTTAACTGAGTTTGATAAGAAAGACGAGTTAAGACTTCTTTTCAACGCAAACAGAAATCAAGGTATAAAGAATTTTGACGATGTTTGCAAAGTATTTAGGAGTCATTACAAAGTTAAAAAGTCTAAAACATTGTTGTATTTTATACTTGTATAAAGTATAAAAGTATGATAGTATTCAGGTACAAAAGAAAGGAGCATAAAATGAAATATGAATATTTGTTCGTATTCTTGTTTGGTATGTATTTATTATACTATGTTATAGCAGTCTATAATGGTGTAATAAAGATGAAAGATAAGAAATGCTGGTATTTGGTGCACGTTAGTGTATTCAAGATTCTAATAGCAACGGCTATTGCATTAGGGGCTATGTTTATCATTCAATCCTACAGGATTGATTCATTAAAGAAGGAGGTACAATACTATGAAAGCCAAAAATAATTTAGATTTATTCAGAAATGAGATTATTTATGAATTGACAAAAGGTGGATATATTTATGATGTAATGATGAATATTTATTTAAGAGAATCTGGTAATGAAACACGTTGTGTAGAGCATATGTTAAAATGGTACGCAGATGTTCCAGGTGAAACATTAGAACTAGATGAATATTCGTACCATCTGATTAATGAATATTATTCTGTATTGTTAGAAGAAGCTATTATTGATTTCAATAGTAAACCAGTTGAGTGGTACACTATGTTTAAAACATTAATTAGGATGGATCTTATTCCTTCAAGATATTCACAAATGCCTTTAGGCAAATTTATGAAGATTATACGATTAAAGGAGAAAAAGAAATGAAAGTATATTTTTTCAAACTTAAAGATAGTCAAAAAGTTGAAGGTGCTTCCTTATATCCAAACGAGGTTTACAGAATGATGGAAGGAAAACCTTATAATGACATTCGGATGTATACAGCTTCCATTAGTCCATGCGTTTATGGTCTGTTCAAAAGTGCAAGAAGTAAAGGCAAGACGCAGGACGACAACTTCTGGGTGGCTCGTTATATTGAAGAAAATGAAGGAGTGCTTACAAACAAAATCAGAAAGCCAAATATACACTTTTTAAAAAGTTTTTGGAGGGGAGGTATTTAAAATGTCAGTATTATACAACAAGATTCAGAGAACCATTAATACTACAATTGTAAATGTATTGGTGTTTGATGATGATACGAACAACACTCGTGAAGTATCAACAGTATTCAGCAACAAATTGAAAGCGGATAAAGTCATGAGTGAGTTTAGTAAAATGGGATATAAACCAATTAAGGTATTATCTCTATCTTATGGTAAAGAATACTATGAAATGGAGTTAGATACATTTATTAAATATGCTAAAAAAGTAGAAATGTAAAAAGGAGGACAAGCATATGATGAACAAATTATTTTTAGAAGGAAGATTGACAAAGGACCCTTATGTAAACGAAAAGGGTACAGTGGTTATGTTTACATTGGCACAGGACACTGGTTACAAGGATAAGAAAGGGAACAAAATTACTAATTTTGTCAGCCTAAAAGCCTTTGGAGAAGGTTTAGTCAAGGTCATTGGTGACTACTGCTTAAAAGGTGATTTAATTTCAGTAGAGGCGCATGCTACGACTGAAAACAACAATGGTGATTATTCAATCGCATTGATTGTTGACAGTATGCACTTCTTAACAAAATATGAGCAGAAGGACGAAGAACCGAAGCCAAAATCAAGAAGAAGATAAATTACAAAAGGGATAGGGTTCTATCCCTTTAATTGTAGTATAATAGAAGTACGATAAGCTCGGAGGTAAAGCCTATGGCAAAAAGAAAGACGATAAACATAAAGAAAGTAAAGCTAATACGACCAGCATATAGACCACCTCAAAAGATAGTCAATGCTTTTGCAAACCCTTTAGGAGTAAGGCCAGAAGAAGTTAAAGTTGATGTCAAGAAGAAACGTAAACACAAAAGGTCTGTTAAAATTGAAGCACCTAAAATAAGTCACAAGCCAAAGAAAACAATATCATTGACAAGGTCCAAGGGTGGAAAGCTTGAGTTAAAGACAAAGCAGAAACGCACTAGAATCAGTGTTAAGAAAGTAAAGCCAAAATCAACACGTATCGGAAGAAAACAGAGAATCAGAAGAAAGCCAGTAAAGGAAGTCTCTAATTTCCCTTTAGCAAAAGAACCAACGATAGCGACTGGAATTGAAGATGTAGAAGATATTGAATTATCTGATGAATACATTGACTGGTCGAGTGCTAAACAGAGTGCGATTGATAGATTATACAGTGCATTGCATTTAATGGCTGATGAAAACCCAGAAGCAAGTTCTAAGGAGCTTGCACATATAGGTGCTGATTATGTAGTCAACTATTTAAAAGATACTTTCATTGATTATGATGAAGACACACTGGCAGAGTTTCTATTGTCATATCCACTGGCAGACTTTTTTGACAGTTATGTATTGTTCTATGGTGGACTTGGTCTAGTAACTGGTGACACAAGTCAACTGTACAAACTAGAAGACCAATTGGCTAGATATGCAGATAATCTAAGCTATAATTATAAAAAAGATTTAGCGAACAGCGACAGATTGGACGATATTTAGGCATGGCTAGAAAAAGAAAGAAGAAAATACTGGTAGGTGACTTTGAAACCACTGTATACAAAGGTCAGCAGGATACCCAAGTATGGGCCAGTGCAGTAGTTGAACTGTATACAGAGGACGCAAAAGTTTTCCATTCGATCGAAGCTACATGGGAATATCTGATAAGTTTAAAATCAGATGTTCTCATCTATTATCATAATCTTGGGTTTGATGGTACATTCTGGTTATGCTATTTGTTAGGAAAGCTGAAATTGAAGCAGGCATATGAGGATTTGTCTACAATGGACGAGTTCAAAGTCAAATGGATTCCAAACGAGGATATGCCAGATGGAAGTATCAAGTACAGTATATCTAACATGGGTAAGTATTATTCCATCACTTGTTTTGTGAAAGGACATTACATTGAGTTTAGAGACAGTCTAAAACTTCTTCCTTTCTCTGTATCTGAAATTGGAAAAGCATTCAAGACAAAGCATCAAAAATTGGCAATGGAATACGAAGGGTTCAGGTACCCTAACTGTTTCATTTCAGATGAAGAAAAGGAATATATTAAGAATGATGTTTACGTGGTAAAGGAAGCACTTGAATTTATGTTTGAACAGAAACACGATTCCATGACGATTGGTACGTGCTGTATGAAAGAGTTCAAGCATACCTATGACAAGTGGACTTACGAAGAAATGTTCCCAGATTTAAAAGCGATAGAACTGGATGAAGATAAGTTTGGTTCAAAGGATGTAGATGAATATATTAGAAGGTCCTATCGAGGTGGATGGTGCTACGTTGTAAAAGGATGCGAGAACAGAATTTTTAAAAAAGGATGTGTATGCGATGTAAACAGTTTATACCCTTCCGTTATGCACTCATCATCTGGTAATGCATATCCTATTGGTCAGCCATTGTTCTGGAAAGGAAATTTCATACACCCAGAAGCATTGAGGGACAATATGTATTATTTCGTGCGTATTAAAACCAGATTCAAATTGAAAAAAGGTATGCTTCCATTTATTCAGATAAAGAACAGTGGAATGTACAAGTCCAATGAATATCTGGAAACGAGTGACTTTAAAATCAATGGAAAATATTATAAAGGGTATATTGACAAGGACGGAAACAAGGTAGATGCAAGGCCTACCCTTACATTGACCATGACGGATTATGCACTCTTTAGAAAACACTATGATGTAAAGGACTTTGAAATTCTGGATGGGTGTTACTTTGAATCTAGAGCAGGTATCTTTGATGACTATATCAATCCTTGGCGAGACTTGAAAATGAAGTCTACTGGAGCCATGCGACAACTGGCAAAACTTTTCTTGAACAATCTTTACGGTAAAATGGCTACGAACTCATGTTCAAGTTTTAAAGTAGTCAATATCATTGATGGCAAGATTGACTATGACTTGGTGATTGAGTTTGAAAAGAAGACTGGATATATTGCTTGTGGAAGTGCCATTACCAGTTATGCCAAAAACTTTACTATCACAAATGCTCAGAACAATTTTACAGGTAGTGTCAATCCAAAGTTTGTATATGCGGATACAGATAGTATTCACTGTATGTGTTCTCGTGAAGAACTTGTGGGTGTTAGAATACATCCAACAGACTTCAACGCTTGGAAGTGTGAAAGCTATTTTGATGAAGCCGTGTATGTGAGACAGAAAACCTATATAGAGCATATTACACATGAGGATGAAGTACCTTGTGAACCTCATTATGATATCAAGTGTGCTGGCATGGGGAAGAGGTGCAAGGAACTGATGAATATATCTTTAAGTGGTGGGGAAGTGCCTACGGATGCAGATGAAAAAGAAAAAGAGTTCTTGCAGACAAGAAGAACTCTAAAGGATTTCAAGGTAGGATTGAAAGTTCCAAGTAATTTAAAACCTCATCGTATTGAGGGTGGTATTCTGTTAGAAAAATTTGACTATGTTATGAGATAATGTTATACTATAAGTGTGTTGATTGTAGCTTTAACACGCATAGACTCTTTCTTTAAAAATCGTACTGTAAGGCCCAGTGTTCCACGTGAAACATTGGGTCTTACACATTATGGTATTGCCAGACGTACTCATTCATGAGGTGAAAATTGTGGGTCTCTTCACTTGGAAAACAGTGCCACACACCTAGTCGAAGTAAGATATCGCATGGTCTTGAGTTGTCTGTAACAATATAAAAGGTACTCTAATGAGTACCTTTTTTATTTTATCCATATGACAATGCAGTCATAAGGCATTCTTTACAGTTCAAATCTTTGAAACGGAACAGTCCGCAGTCATACATTGTTCTAAGTTTCTGAATAATAAACGTGTTGCTTCTAAGAAGACGATAATTTATCTGGTGGTCTGAGTTTGTTACAGCCAGTTTGAATGGGGAAGTCTTGTCATAGGATGTGGAGCAATAGTAATAACCTTCTTCCATATAATCAAATATACCATAGTTCACATTATTGAATTTCAATGTACATACATAGGCACACTTACCACTTGGCTTATCGACAAAGGATTTATCATCACGAAGATATATACCTTCACTGGAGTATTCAACATACGCATTATTTGAAAAAGCTTGATTGAATCCAGATTCTTTTTGGCATTCACTAGCACTTTCATTGAAGCCTTGTTCCAAGACCCATCCTACACCACGTAGGAATTTAGTATTCCACTGCAATCGTTTGATTAAGGAGTACGGAGTACCACTTCCAAGTGCTAGATAGTATGGATTCAGTAATGTGACTGGGTTGGATATCATATAGACTGGTACATACCGGACTTGCTTACCGCCACCACGCGCCACGGAAGTATGGATAGATATGAACTTTGTTATTTCATCTGGAGCATACTTGTTAGTTTCAGACTGAAACTCATCGAAGATGATACACGTTGCATCAGCTAGAAAGTGGGAATACTTTTTAACTTGGTCCGCCTTGTTCAAGGCGATAGCATAACCGCAAGATTTCTTTTCGGTCTGTTCACCTTGATATACCATTAATTCATAGATAGTCCCACCAGCTCGTTTTTCCGTAAACATAGAACAGTTTGGGAAAAACAGATCTCGTATTTCCTTAAAGAATCTATCACCTATATTAGGAAGTTCGTAGTCAAATCTTGTAAGGATGATGAACTTTTCTTTTTTCTTTAGCCATTTTTTAAATGCATATCTATTGAAGAATGTTGTTTTTCCAGCAGAACGGTTTGAAGTACAGATGAATATTTCTGGGGTATTCCCATTGATATCTTTCATACCCATGATTTTAGTCCCATCATAGAATTTATTTTCACTCATAAATTTCACTACCTTTCTACTATAATTATACCATACTTTTATGATATAATAATGGTATAAAGATAGGGGGTGTAGTCATGATGCTAATTGGTATTGCTATGATTTTCAATGGCTTGGATTTAGTGACTGGGATTCTTGGTGCGGTTCGTGATGGTGAAAAGTTGCAATCAAGTAAACTAAGGGATGGACTATTCAAGAAAGTAGGGTTCGTATGTTGCTACGCATTAGGAGTTGCAATCAACTATGCAGAAATGTACTTTGAGTTGCCTTTCGCAAAAGACTTGTTGCCTATTATTTGTGGTTATGCAATCATTACAGAAGTGGTAAGTATCTGCGAAAATATTTCAAAAATCAATCCAGATATCTTACCAGATAGAATCAAAGCATTGATTGGATATAAGGAGGAAAAATAATGTTTTATAAAAGAACAAATATTCAAGGACTTATGGATTCAGAATGGATGTCTTATGCCATACAGAGAACTGGTGTAAATATGCCAAACTGCTTCACATATGCGACCGCTAGATTATCTGAGATTCTGGGAGAAGTGTTTCCTATTGATGGATATACACGTGTACATGGGGCACAGGACTTATGGACAACACACAACTCAAGGCTTAAGCCAAGCAAGTATGCAAGCAAAGGAGCTTTAATGATTTGGTCTTATGGAGAGTATGGCCACGTGGCAGTTTGTGAAGATATCATTGATACGTATACCGTAGCATGGTCTCAGTCCAACTATGGTGGAAATCTATTTGACTATGTAGAAGGAAATCCAAATGGGTATTGTGGAATGACTTTTCTAGGGTATCTAGTGCCAGATGTGGTATTGGATGAAGAACCAGTCAATTCAGTATTCAATATGAAGGATGTTATTCTGGAAACTGGCACGGCTAAGTTTCTTGTTGATTGTGTCAACGTGAGAAAACAGAACCCAGTATGTGGTAGAGTTGTTGCCCAATACAATAAAGGAAATACAGTCCATTACTGGGGTAAATGGGTTGGAAACGGTCATAGGTATGTATGTTATACTGGGGCAAGTGGTAATACAAATTTTGTAGCCGTAAGTGGAAGTGAGATTTATGGAAAAGAAAAGTGGGCAGAAATTGTGTAGCTTTTCTTCCATATATCAAATGAAAGAAGAAAAAGATATACCATACAGTTTACCAGATGGAATGAGCAAGGAATGGTATATTGAATTTTATACTGTAGCATGCAGCATATTTAGAAAAACAAACAGAGAAAGATATGAGGTGTGCTTCAGTAAATTAATGGAGTTATGCAATGAAACCAAATGAGAAGTTGAGTTATAAAGGATATCAGGTATGCTTGTTTCCTATGGAAACAATGTATATCACACAATGGTCAAGCCCAGATGCAGATTCACATTGTTGTGGACACCCTTTCGATTGCGCAGTTACAGATCGTACGGATGTGCCCTTGTACGCACCTTGTGATTGTCACTTAATATATTCAGACGGTGCCCAAAACGGTAATACACGTATATACACGTCAGATAAAAAGGTATGGACACCGAGTGGTTTACGTCAAGTAACATTCAGTTTTACACATGATAATAATCCGCCCACGAAAACTACTTTCAAACAAGGTGAATTAATAGCTCATACTGGTGTTACTGGTATGGTTACTGGAGATCATTCGCATATTGACCAGACATTTACAGTGAATGGGACTTTAATATACTATGGTATTACGTGTAGATATGGAAACAAATGTTACGCTTTGAATGGCTCAGTCCTTCCTACATTGTTTTGGTATGTGAATGATACAGTCATAGCAAATGACATGGGTCATACATTTTCAACATTCAAAAAAGGAAAACCAGTATATGACACTTTGCAATGGGTAATTACAAACACGAGTTTAACAGAACATTCAAGACCATTAACAGAGGATGAAATGAAGAACAATGCCAAGTGCTTCTATGGAACAATGAATATATTATATGGATGGACATTGAATGCTTGTTGTGGAGTACTTGGTAATATGCAAAGTGAAAGTACGATTTCACCTTGCCGTTGGCAGAACGATACCCCATATGGTACACCTACGGAAAGTCAAGGCTATGGCCTTGTACAGTGGACACCTTATACCAAAGTGTTGGACTGGCTACGTGAGAATGGGTTTACCATAGATAATTTTGGATATGGTGAGTGCGCACGCATGAATTATGAAGTGGCTACCAACACGCAGTGGATAGCCACAAGCGCATATCCAGAAAGCTTCAAGGAGTTTACACAAAGTACTGGAAAACCTTATGATTTGGCAATCGAGTTTCTGGCCAACTATGAAAGGCCGGCAGACCCTAATCAACCTATCAGAGGTACGCAGGCCGAACAATGGTATCAGTATTTAAAGGACTGGAAACCAGTTCTTCCAGGAAGTGATGTACCAGAAAAGAAAAAAAAATCAAAATGGATATTCTACATAGGTAGACCATTTTAAAAGGAGGAAAAGAAAATGGCAAAATTAAGTAAAGAAGATTTAATTAAAAAAGTGAATGAAATGTTTGGAGAAGATGCTACCGATGAGCAGATTTCATTGCTGGAAGATATTTCAGATTCTATGGAAACTTCTAACAATGATGAGTTAGAAACCACAAAACAAGCATTAACAAAAGCTCAGACAGATTTAAAGGAATTCAAACAGAAATATCGTGAGCGATTCTTGGGTGGCGTGAATAATAACCCCTTCCCTAAAGATGTTCAGGATGAGCAGAATGAAGGCGGAGAAGAGGAAGATAATAAATTAACTTATGACGATTTATTTAAAACAGAGTAAAAATATGCTATAATAGATATGTAAAAGATTACCAACATAGATTGGAAGAAAGGAGATTTTTATGGCAGAAAAACCAATGAAAGCAGAGTTGAATGCCAAAACCCCAGAGATTTTGAACACAGTTCGTGAAAGCATTGGTGGTGATTTTCAAGAAGGTACACCACACGTTTTAAGTGCTGGTGAAGAAATGGCAGATGGTGTAATGGCTACAAGTAACGACTCATTAATGAGTATTCGTGCTTTTGGTCAAGCGATTATGTCAAACGTGGGATGGCAGAATGCATTCCTAAGTGAATTATTAAATAGAATTGGTCTAGTAATTATTTCTTCTAAGTCATACCAGAACCCTTGGGCCAACTTGAAACGTGGTCGTTTGGAATATGGTGAAGTGATTGAAGATATCTTTATCAATATTTGTGAACCTTACAACTATGATCCAGAAGTTGCAGAAAGCCAAGTTGAAAAACGTGTGAAACCAGACGTGGAAGCCATGTTATATCGTATCAACTCGCAGATTTTCTACAAACAGACGATTGAGCAAGTGACTTTACGACAAGCATTTACTTCAACCACTGGAGTTGTAAACTTGATTACGGGTATCATTGATGCAATGTATACGGCTATGGAGTATGATGAACGTTTAGCAATGAAATACATTTTAGTTCAAAGACTTTTGAACGGTACGATGTATAAACAAATCATTCCAAAGAATTCAACTAGCGAACAGTTGATTACAGCGGTTAAAACTGTTTCTAACTTGCTAATGACACCAAGTCGAAAATATAACAGTGCTGGTGTATTGAACTATGCGTTAAAAAACGACCAGTATATGTTTGTAACAAGTGCGTTCGATGCACAGTCTGGAGTTGAAGTTTTAGCAAAGGCATTCAATGTGGATTATGTACAATTCAGTGGTCGTTATATTGTGTTAGATGATTTCTCATTTACACCAGATGAATTGGATAGATTGGATATCATCTTTGCTGGTGAACCAAGTTATATTCGACCAAGCGCAGACCAGTTGTCTAAGTTGAAGGAAGTTAATATAGTAACAGTTGACAAAGACTTCTTTATGGTATACGATGTGGAACAGTACTTTGATATGAGAAGAAACCAGCAAGGTTTATACGAGAACAACTTCCTGCACGTATGGAAAGTATATGCGAGTGGTTACTTTGCAAATGCCGTTATGTATGTTGAAACAGAGCCTACAGTAACAAGCGTTGATGTTGCACCAAGCAAAGCAACAATGCCAAAAGGTTCAAGCTTGACGATGAAAGCAACTGTTACAGCTTCTGACTTTGCAGACAAAACCGTGCACTGGGAAGTATCTGGTGGTGGAACTGATGTAACAATCAACGAGAAAACGGGTGTTCTTACTATTGGTAATAACGCTACGGCTCAAGCATATACGGTTAAGGCGGTTTCAAACGGAGACACCGAAAAATTTGGTTCAGCGACTATTACAGTGGCGTAGTATATAGAAAGGTGGGACCTCCCACCTTTTATTTTAAGGAGGTAAATATATGGCTTATGTTATTCCAAACAGTACAGTTGTGCTTTTAAAGAATATTTCATTAACACCAAACTATGAAAATACAGTGGATTATGATAATGCTACGGCTCAGTATAATGATATGTACGCTCATAAACTAGCTCAATGGGATAGATGTACGTATGTTGGAAAGAACAAACAACAAGGTACTATCAGATTAGAATCTACGCAAGGATTGCTTATGCAACAAGCTACGTATATGATGTTTAAGAATACGAACTATGAAAACAAATGGTTCTATGCTTTCGTTACAGATGTAACATGGGTAAATAATGTAACATGGGAAGTTTCCTTCATTCTGGATGTTATGCAGACTTATTATTTTGATTTTACGTATGAAAAATGCTTTATTGAACGTGCCCACACAAAAGATACTGCTATAGGATCAAACATTGTTGATGAAAAATTAGATACTGGAGAATATATTGTAAACTATCAAAATGATATAACTCAATTTACAGATTTAGTTGGTACTGTATGTTGCACTTTAAAACCAACTGGGGAAGAACAAGACAGTTTCGTCACTTCACAAATTGATAAAACAAATGTTGCAGGCAGTATTTATGCTTTTGGTACATTGGCAGAATATCAAGAATTTTTTGTGAAAGCCACTGACAGTAACCCAGACGATACTATCATTGATACATATATGCTACCGAGATTCTTTGCGACTGGTGGAGATCCAACTGGAATACATAGAGTACATGGAGATTGTGAACACGTACAAGTTGAATTTGATAAACCACAAAATCATACGGATGGTTCACTGAGTGGGTATATCCCAAAAAATAAAAAATTATATACGTATCCATATTGCTATATGAGACTAACCACTTTTAGTGGAAACTCAACAGAATTGAGATATGAAGATTTTAAAAATGATAAATGCCGTTTTGATATCAGTATGACAAGAACTCCAAACCCAGAAGGCTATGTGTACCCTACATATTATAAAGGATTAGTGGATAACAAGGATGAAGGTATTAGTATTAATAACTTCCCAAAGTGCGCATTCACTATTGATACTTATAAAGCTTGGCTGGCTCAGACGGCTAACTCAAGAACCATTCAAGCGTTAAGTGTAGCTGGCCAAATTGGTATGGGTATTGCTGGTTCTTTGGCACTAGGTGGTGCTGGTGGAGGTGCAGTACTGGCAGGTGCAGAAGGCGGAGCATTACTGGCCCAGAGTGAAGCTACAAATGCTATATCAATGGGTAACAACGCACTAGGAAATCTTAACAAAGCATTCAGTATGATAGCCCAAGATAGAGATATGGCTGTAAAAGGCCAAAGAGCAGTTGGAAATGTAAACACAAGTTGGATGAGTGCAAACAATGAGAATACGATTCATGTACAATGTCTTTGTGCTAAACCAAGCAGTTTAAGAATCATTGATGATTATTTTGAAAAATATGGGTATGCATTACATACATTATCTATGCCAGTAATTAAAAATAGACCACATTGGAACTATATAAAAACTGTTGGATGTGATGTAAAAGCTAGTTTACCAGCATCGTTAGTAGAACAGATAAATTCTATTCATGATAACGGAATCACCTTCTGGAAAAATCTTGACTCGGTTGGTAATTATAGCCTGGACAACAGACCAGTTTAATGTTATAATAAATATGTTCCTAATGAATAGGTCCTCCTATTACTCATTTCAGTCTTGATTTACTAGCTAAAGGTGGTACGTTTTATGCGTATCACTTTTAGTCTATTTATGGTATAATAATGGTATAGAAAGTGAGGTAAACGTATGGGAAAGAAGAACAGATATAAATTACAGAATACATGGAATATGCCTAATATCCACAATAGAAACTTCTTCTCAAGTCTTGGCCTAAACAAATGGACCTATAATAAATACTGGGTCCAGTTATTAGATTTAACACTGGCCTTATTCAAATATGATAATCTTCCAGATACGATAGATCCAAGATTTATGGAACTTGTTATGATAGCTCAAGGCTCAGTATTATTAAGCGAAGACCCAGACTTTAAAGTGGATGAATCAGACAGTGGACATATATGTACGATGTGGAATTACAATGGCTCATTAAATATCTATGGTATTCCAAACAAAAGACACGCATGGGCTTATGGTGGATATAATAGAAACTTAACGAACAAAGATTCTGTTATCATGTGGGATAAATTTTCGCATATGCCTACGATTGATACAATCAACTATTATGCGCAAAGATTATGGGAGTGGGATAATGTTATTAATGTAAATATGAACGCCCAAAAAACCCCTTTAGCGATTCTTACAAACGAAGAAGATAGACAAACGTGGCTAAACATTTATGCACAATATGATGGAAACGTACCTATTGTCTTTGGTGCAAAATCACTGGATTTAAAAGAATTCACTGTATTAAAAACAGATGCACCATTCATTGCAGATAAGATTCAAGAAATGAAAAAAGAATTGTGGCATGAAGCACTTACAGAAATAGGAATTCGTAACATGAATATTGGAAAGAAAGAAAGACTTGTTCAAGATGAAGCACGAAACAGTCTAGGTGATACGAACAATATTCTTGTAAATAAATTACAGTCACGAAGAAACGCTATAGAAGAATACAATAAAATGAAGGGTTTAAACATTACAGTTGAAGTCAACGAAAATATCTTGTCTCAAGCTCAACAACTTGATACAACTGGAATTTTAGGCCAACCAATTGAAGGAGGCGAATAGAATGGCTAAGTATACAATTCAAGTAAAAACTATTGTAGAATCACTAAGTGGAAGAACTGAAAGCGTTGGTTTATCCACACTGGATGAAGCAATTGAAATAGCACGTACTAAAATATTTGATTTTGACTATCCATTCTATGACCCTACGCAAAAGGCTAACTTTGAAACATGGATCCTAGAGTCAATCCTAATGGATGAAATCAACTATGAAACATATGGTTTATGGCACTTAAAGTTAAGGGTGTGGATGAAAACAAATATGGATTATTATTCTAAAATGTTCAAGTCTTTAGATTCTATCATTGATCCATTCGTAAACTATAATCTTAAACGTGTAACGCAGGGAAATGAAAAAGGTTCGAATAATGGAAGTAACGAATCAACAAGCTCTTCTATCGGTTGGAATATGTTTAGTGATACCCCCCAAGGTGGCATAGAAGGGCTTGAAAATGGCGATTATTTAACAAATGCTACTAAAGATTTAAACGACGAAACAAGCAATAGTAAGAATGCTTCAACATATACAAATGACACAAATGGTGTTGAAACAATTAGTGGATTCAGTGGTATCACATATTCCAGAATGTTGAAGGAATATCGAGAAAGTTTTGCTAATATAAAGCAGATTTTTATTGATGATTTTAAAAGTAAATTAACACTTAAACTTTGGTACTAAATATGGTATAATTAATATAAAGAAAGGCGGTATGGAATAATGCCTATTAATCACAATACTTACAAATCTCTTTATCCTTTTAGAGCTTGGGTACAACAGACATTACCTTCTATTTATGACGATTCATTATCATATACAGATTTATTAGCTAAAATGCTAAGTTATATGAATGAATTGATTACAAATAATAATTTATTACAAGATGATATTAAAAAGGCCTTCGACTATATCAACAACTATTTTCTAGACTTAAATATTCAAGAAAATATTGATAAAAAACTAGATGAAATGGCTAAAGATGGTACTTTGGAAAAGATTATTAATGAAGAATTGTTTGGAAATCTTGAAAATAATCTTAACAATTTAACTCTTGCTACTACTCAAAACAGTAAGTTCATGTGTCCTTTATTCTTTGATACAGATGAAAGACAATCTGAGCAATATATTGCAGGATATATCAAACTAGCAAGAAAATTAGGATTTGGAAGTTGTCAGATGTTGGCCCACATTGACAATGGAGTTGTTACGCAGAAACCAAACACGTTTGTTTGGGCTAATAAATATGCCACAATGTATAATGTTCCTATCACTTCATTAAAAGTGCATGGTACAGTGGACAGTAACTATATAAGTACGGCATTACCTTTATTAGATTATTTCCCTAATTTAAAAACTGTGTTCATTATCAATGAACAGTTTGCAGATGTAAAAAATCATACATACTTTGCAGTTAAAATTAAGGAAAAGAACAACAAATTAAAAGTTGGAATTACTGCTGATACAGGTCAATGCTTCTGGAATTCCCCAAGTATTTCACCATCAGACATGGCTATTATTGAAAATAACTTTGATATTCTAGGGGTAAACTTCTATCCTTCATGTAATAACTTTTATTCAAGTGATTTAAACCCAGATAAGATGCAGGCTAAAATCAACAGTCAAGTTCTGACTTTGCCTTGGAACAAAGAAATCTGGGTTACAGAATGTGGGGTATTGCCTTACGATCAGTTCTTGTGCCAACCTTGGCAGTATGATTTTACTAAGATTACAAATAAAACTAAAAATACATATGCTCAATATTTGTTTTATTCATGTTGCTTTAATCACCCAGTATTAAAAAATGCTGAAATTGTTGTACCTTGGTTTTTTGAAAACTGGTATGATACAAATGATACAGAATTTCTTAATAAAATGAAAAACTTAATTTTAGGAGGTAACTCAAATGTCGAAGTTATGTAATTTATATAAAAATGCTCCACAAGGTATGGTAAAGTTTTTGGAAATTGAATATAATTCACCAGTTAAAAATCAAAATCAATACGCAGACCATACACTTATAATTCATTTACGTAGAGACAGTATTTATAAACTAGACAGATATCACGAATTAATGATATCTGTCAGCAGTTATGGTGTTATAGCATTTAGTGACTGTTCTTATTTTGCATATATTGATGATGGTCATACATTAAGCTTGTTATTTAAAAACAATGCTTTAAATCATAACTTATCTATTGAAGTTGAAGGTAATGACATTGGAAATGTTAAATTTACGGAATTAAGTACACCTACTGGTTATACTGCTATTATTCCTTTTATGACCACTCAACCATCCAAAAATATATTTGGTTATATTTCTAAAACACCTACTGTGTATTTTCTATCTGCTAATAACCATATATTCCTTGCTTGCTTATCTTATAGTAGCTATGTTGTTGGTGAACAACATGGTGGTAAACAATGTATGCTACATGGTGACGCAAATTATCAACTAACAAATCTTTCAATAGAATTAGTAAAAACAATTCAAGAAGATGGTACTGATACAATATATATTTATAAGGTGACTGCTGGTGCAAACGAACAAGTTATCTTATGGTAAAAATAGAGTCTAGAAATAGGCTCTTATTTTATACCTTGACATTAATTCTATTTTATGATATACTAAGTGTAAAGGTGAGGACGTAAACTTGGGATATGCTAAATCCCATAATGTACCATATAAACACTTTTT